GGAGAAAGGAAACACCAGAGAATGGCATGAAGTATTACGGCTTTGAAGGTGAAACGTATGACCTTTATGCCTTTTTCCCAAAGGAGCAAGATCATGAGCGGACTTAACCCTTTCAAAAAACCCAAAAAACCAGACACCTCTGCGCTGCAAAAACAAGAGGCCCTGCTAAAAAAGCAAGAGGCTGAACAGCGCAAAGCTGAGCAAGAGCGTAAGCGCAAAGAAGAGGCTACGCTGAATGCGCGGCGCGGGCGCTCTGGGCGTCAATCTCTTCTGACCGGCCTTGAGACCGGCGTGACACCCGTTAATGATGATAAAAGGACAAGCCTTGGTTAATCTGATAACACCAGAATATCAGCAAACACTGCAGACCATGCACGCACAGCAGGCTGGCTGGGCCAAGTCCGGCCCGCGATTCCTTGAGCGTGTATGCGCCCTGATTGATGAGCACCAACCCGCCGCCGTACTGGATTATGGCTGCGGCAAAGGTGCGCTGGCCGCTGAGCTTCACAAAAAATACCCCGCCCTGACCGTATACTTGTACGACCCAGGTCTTGAGCAATTTACGCAGCTGCCGCCCGCCTGCGATTTTGTCATATGCACTGACGTGCTTGAGCACATTGAGCCTGATTACATTGAGGCTGTGCTTGAACATATTGCCTGCCTGACGCATAAGGTGGCCTATTTTGTGGTGCACACCGGTGATTGTGGGCACAAGCTGCCTGATGGCCGGCCGGCACACATTCTGCAGCGCGATCAGGTATGGTGGGAGGCCAAGCTGATTGAGGCATACCGCTATTTGGGCTTTGAGCTGACTTTCAAAGATACTGGCCGCCCCATGCGTTTTGAGGCCACAGCAGTGAGGATTGCAGATGCCGCAGCTTGATATTGATAAATTGCTCAGCCGTGCAGAAAAGGCTTTTTCAGAGCGTGACCTTAACCGCACGCTCTTTGAGGATTCGTATGAGTATCTGCTGCCATACCGCAATACCTTTGACAAAAGCGCCAGCCAGACACACAACAAGCCCACGGTGCAGTATGACAGCACGGCCATGAATGCCGGCGCCAATTTTGTCAACACCATGCAATCCAATTTCACCCCTGTCTTTACCCGCTGGGCAGAATTGAAAGCGGGCCCAGGTGTGCCTGAAAATCAGCGCAAGCGCTACAACAAAGAGCTTGAGAAGCTGACAGACGTGGTTTTCACGTACCTTAACGCCTCAAATTTTGCCACAGCAGCTGCGGAAATGTACTTTGACTGGGGTGTTGGTACCGGCGCGCTCTGGCTGCATGAGGGTGACCAGCAGCAGCCCTTAAACTTCATGGCCACACCTATGAGCGAAATGGGCGTGATTGAGGGCCGTTTTGGCACCATTGATGGCCGCTTCCGCAAATACAAGATCAAAGCCCGCCTGATTAAACCCACTTGGCCCAATGACAATGTTGAGCTTGATGGTGACCTGATTGGTCTGGTGCGTGACAAGCCGGATGAAGAGGTTGAGCTGATTGAGGCCTGTTACTATGATTATGACGAATTTGTGTGGCGCTATGAGGTGATTTATGAAAAGAGCAAGCACCGCCTGCTGCAAAAGACTTTTAACGAGGAAATTTGCTTTACGCCGCGCTGGCTCAAGATCCCAGGCCACGCCATAGGCATTGGCCCGTTTGTCATGGCAATGGCAGACATTAAGACCTTGAACAAAATGAAAGAGTACATGCTGCGCAACGCTGCCCTGTCAGTGTTTGGCGTGTACACGGTGGCCAGCAACGGCGGCTTTAACCCCAATGCGGCAAAAATCGCCCCTAACGCTTTCATACCGGTTGAGCGTAACGGCGGGCCAAACGGCCCCACCATTCAGGCCCTTGAGCGCTCTGGCAGCTTTGACGTGCAGGAATTTATGATACAAGACCTCAAGGATTCCATACGCAAGACCATGCTGGATACGCGCCTGCCAGAAGAGCAGGCAACGCCGCCCACAGCCTTTGAGATTGCCCAGCGTATCAAAGAGTTTCAAACAGACATTGGCAGCGCCTATGGCCGCGCCATGTTTGAGTTTGTGCAGCCGCTTTTCAAGCGTATCATTGCCATTCTCAGCCGTAAGGGTCTCATTGAGCTGCCTGAGGGCTTTGAGATTGATAATTTCTTTGTGCAGGTGCAGGTGGTTAGCCCGATTGCCCAGACCCAGGCCATTGAAGATGTGCAGAAATTTATGCAGACATTCCAGATGACCGCGGGCATTAACCCGCAGCTGGCGCTCATGGCTTATGAGATTGAGAAGGTGCCGGCATGGCTCACAGAAAAAACAGGCTCACCAGCAGCCCTGCTGCGTGATATTGACCCAGAAGAAATTAAACAGGCCCTGCTTAGCTTTGCTCAGGCGCAGCTGCAGGCGGGGCAGCCGGTAGGTGAAAATGGCAAGTCTGCATGAGCTGCTTGAAGAGCGGCGCAAGAAAAAAGAAGGTGACCAGGTAGCCAACAGCCTTGAAGCTCTCAACGGCAAGGTGGCTGGCTCACCAATGATGATGTTTGTGGACAAGGAGTTTACAGAAGCCATTGCGCAAGAGGTGGTCAATAACACTGAGCTGGTTGAAAAAGCTATTGAGCAGTTGCAGGTTGGTGATGATGAGCGCCAAGCGGGTATTGATCTGATTAAGGAAAATATAACAGATGGTTTTGAAGACCTCGGCGCGCAGATTAAAGATAAAGACACAAGGGGCAAGATCATGGAACTGTCAAAAAATATAAATGGTCTGATTGAAGAACTGCAAAACAGCAACGCCCAGACACAGGCCCTTTTGGAAAAGACTTTGAAGCAAGGGCCTGATATGGTCAAACAGATTGGCGGGCTGGCACAGGCCGTGCAGGCCCAGACAGACCAACTTGCTCAGATGGTGGCCTTAATGAACACACCCAAGGTGCTTGTGACGGATGATGACGGTAACCCAGTTGGCGTGAGGTACGAATACTAATGAGTGTAGCTATTCAAACTCCGGGCGGCGGCTCCTCAGTATCTCAGGCTTCACAATCTGCTATTGAAGCAGAAACAAATGAAGATACGTATATTCCCCCAGACAAAATAAGATTTTCTCCCGGCGTGGCTAAATTTTGGGTTAGGTACGACCAGATCGGAACGCTTGCGGTAGAGGCTTCTTACAATGTGACTAGTGTGGCTGACGATGGCACTGGTGACAGCACAGTTACAATCGCTGACGACTTTTCCGATGCTGAGATTTGTACTCTTGGAATGTCGGTAAATTCAGGTGGAACTGCAACCTTTGGAACTTATACGGTTTGCGATGCCTTTGCCGCTGGCAGCGTAAACGTCTTTACCCGGCTTATCGGCGGTGGAGCTGCAACAGATATGGACCCAGTTATGATAGCTGGCTTTGGGGATCAATAAAAATGTCAGGACAACCACCAAAGAAAAACGCTGCATATACCTTTTACATGGGGTTGCCAAGTCAATCGAACGGCAACACCTTCCAAAGCAATCCAACTCTAGCCACTGGAGATGTCAAGGTCATTAAGGATGGTGGAACTCCGGCAAATATTGGAACGCTTCCATCTGCTGTTAGCTCCGGCAAAGTTATCGAAGTTAATCTCACCTCAACAGAGATGAACGCAGATGATATTACGCTCTTATTTTCGGATGCTGCCGGGGATGAGTGGCAAGATACGATTGTCAACATTCAAACCAGCACCAATCAGATTGATGATATAGCGTCTGCTGTTTCTACAGTGGACGGTGTTGTTGATGCCATTAAAGCCGTAACTGATAATCTGCCTGATAGCGGCGCGTTAAGCTCTCTTGCTCAGGCTTCAGCTCTTTCAACAGTAGATAATAACGTTGATGCAATTCTGGTAGATACAGACACAACAATTCCGGGCCTGATTAGCGGCCTGAATGATCCAACGGCAGCGGTTATTGCTGACGCGGTTCTTGATGAAGCTCTTTCTGGGCATACGTCAGCGGGAACCTTGGGCAAGGCGATTGCTGACATTGAGAGTGACGCAACAGCAATTCTAGCGGACACCAATGAGCTACAGACAGATAATATTCCGGGTACGCTCTCAACCATTGAGGGGAAAATCGACACCATAGACGGTATCGTCGATGATATTTTAGTTGATACTGCTGAGATAGGGGCTGCGGGTGCTGGATTGACAGCTATTTCTTGGAACTCGTCGTGGGATTCAGAAGTGCAATCGGAAGTCGCGGACGCTTTGTCAGCATATAATGCCGTTGCTACTACAGACCTTCCGTCTAATTTTGGATCATTGTCAATCAGTGCCGGCGGAATTGTTGATGGAAGTCTCGAACAGATCGGCGGCGTATCTTCCGGCGTTACACAAATGAGCTATTTCTTTAGATCAATGGTTGCCTTTGGTGCTGATAGCTCCGGCTCAAATACGATCACAGATAGCGCTCTTAATTTTGGCGCTGACGATCAAATAATCGGCGGCCAAATTTGGTTAAGGGATGAAGGCGAGGCCGCGTATATTACTGATTTTGATGAAGGCACAGATACAGCAACCATCGATCACAATTGGGTATCAACAATTGGTGGCTCTGAACCTTGTCTGTTTATCCCAAGCCCTCGCTTTATTGGAGGTGCTGGAGAGATTACAGGCGGCATTAATACGAACGGCGGCACACTTACAACACTTGATGGTCTTGACACGGCGCAGGATAGCCAGCACTCAACAACTCAAAGTGCAATATCAGGTTTAAATAATATTTCTAGCGCCGATGTAAACTCGGCCTGTGATACGGCACTTGCTGATTATGATGCACCAACTAAAACAGAAATGGACGCCGCTTTTACAGAGATTAAGGGCGCAACTTTCTCCGGCGCAACTGACAGTTTGGAGGCTATTCGTGATCGCGGTGATGCAGAGTGGGTCACAGGTGGTGGTGGAAGCGCGCCAACAGTTGAAGAAATCCGCGCTGAAATGGATAGCAACTCTACACAGCTTGCGGCGATTGTTGCAGACACGAATGAGCTTCAAACTAATCAAGGCAACTGGCTAACTGCCGATGTGTCTGGCCTTGCAACGGCAGCCGCCCTGGTCACTGTTGATAACGTGGTCGACGCTATCAAAGTCAAGACTGACCAGCTGACCTTTACCGTGACTAACCAGGTTGATGCCAATGCCGAATCTATGAACGGTGCAGAGATATTAGGGGACGGCACGTCCGGCGATTTATGGCGGGGTAGTTAATGGCCGCCTTTTCATCTTCTGCATTTTCAACCTCAGCTTTCAGTACGGCCGCTTTTGATTTTGGTGCTGCGCCTGCCCCAGTGGCAGAAGAGCGCCCGCGCGGTATGCCCGCTTGGATTAAAAAGAAGATGGTGGAGGACCACTTACGCGGCCTTGATGAAAAGAAGCGACTACAGTATGTTAAACGTATTGCACTGTTATTGTTGGAGTGAGCATGTGGGATAACGCTTTTATAAACCCTTTAGGGCTTAATCAGAAAGAAGATGACGGCCATCCAGATGAGCAAAATGAGGCTTTTCTGCAGGAGGCGCGCAAGCGTTATGAATATTGCTTGAAGGTGGCCCAGATTTTTAAAGGACCAAAAGGCAAGCAGGTTTTGGCCGTATGGCGGCAAAACACCATTGAAAGCGCCGCATGGATGCCCTCTCTTGCACAACAGACCAGTCTTGAGGCCGCAAATGCACACGCTTATGCCCGTGAGGGTCAAAATGCCTTTGTCCGTGATGTTGAGATGTGCATTGAGATTGCCAACAAATGTAAGACACTAGAGGACTTTTGTGCAATTATTAACCAAACGGCACAACAACAGCTTTAAAGGAGTGAAAAATGTTTAAAAAATGGCTTAATGGCACAGCTTATATGTGCTTTTCCCCTGCAGGTGAGGAAGGTGAAGGCGGTAGCGGCTCTGGTGATGAGGGCGGTGATTCCGGTGACGCTGGTGCAGACAGTGGTGAAGGTGGCGACACAAGCACTGATACAAGCGCAAATGACGGCCAAGGCGGTGATGAGGCCGGTGAAAGTGATAAAGGCCAGAAAAAAACAGGCGATTCTATGCTTGATGCCCTTGATGATGATGAGGGTGTGACATTTGACTTTAGCACCGGTGAGAAGCCTGAGGGCTTTCCAGATGAGTTTTGGGATGAAGAGGCCAAGGCCCCTAACGCCCAGGCGTTGTTTGAAGGCATTCAAAAGCAAGAAAAGATTGCCAAGGATCTGCGCGCAAAAATGGGTAAGGGTGCCCACAAGCCGCCTGAAAAACCCGATGATTACAAGCTTGAGCTGCCAGAGGAACTGCAGCAGGTAGTGCCGGAAGACGACCCATTGCTTGCCGCCGCGCGTGAGCGGGCACATGCTCATGGCCTGTCTCAAGAGGCTTTTCAGGGCTTTATCAATGACATTGTTGGTGATATGGCAAAGATTGCCGCTGAAAATGCTGACGAAAACAGCCCAGCCAATGAAGAGGCGCGCAAGCAATATGTTGCTGAACAGATTAAGGCAATAGGGCCAAATGGGCCACAGGTATTGCGTGCTGTTCAAAGCTGGGGCAATGAGCTGCAGGCCGAGGGTACCTTTAATGAGCAAGACGTGAAAACGCTGCAAGAGGAGGGTCTGGTTAGCGCCAATATGGTGCAGATGTTCAACCGCTTGCGCTCACGCATGGGCGGCTCTGCCATACCAATGGATTCCGTTGATGACGGCCTGCCGCCTGATGCAGAGATTGCTGACAAGCTCAATAATCTTTATGAAAGGGCCCGTGATAACGGCGACCATTCAGCGTACACAAAATATGAAAATGAGATCATGGCCAAACGCCAAAAGGCGGGGCGGCCTGATAAATTACAATTTTAGATATGCTCAACTTTTTACGCAACCTTTGGGTAAGGTTTAAAAAGCCCAAACCTACCAAAGAGCCAATATCAAAACTTGGCTTATAACCACTGTAAATACTATTCATAAAAACGGGGCTTGCATGGCCTCGTTTTTTTTGTCATTATATCAATAGTGACGCGACCCGCGCGCTTGAGGCCTTACCGTGCAATGCGGCCCTCATACAAGCAAGTGGCCCTATCGCAGCAATCAATGACATTTTAACTTTAACCCTAATGGAGATAGAGCATGACGACTCAAGCTTCTACCAACTTCATTACGTCATTTGATACGCTGGTTAAAAAGCAGTATCAGGGCAAAATGAAGCTTCGCGGGGCGGTTCGTGTCAAAACGGGCGTAAAGGGCTCAACACACGAATTTCCTGTGATTAACAAAGGCGTGGCTACACCTCGTATCCCGCAAACTGACGTGACCCCTATGAATGTGGGCCACGGCAAAGCAACAGCTACTCTTGAGGACTGGAATGCGGCAGATTACTCTGACGTATATGACCTGTCCAAGCTCAACTTTGATGAGCGCCAAGAGCTTGTTGATACGGCGACAATGGCCATTGGCCGGCGTCTTGACCAGCTTATCATTGATGCAATGGACGCTGGGGCCAACTCAACACAGGTCAGTGATGATCTGGGTGGTACCAACTCTGGGCTGAACATTGAGAAAATCCTGCGGGCCAAGCGCCTGATGGATGACCAAGGTGTGCCTAATGATGGCCGGCGCCATTTGGCAGTTTCTGCCTATGCGGTTGAGCAAGGTCTGCAAGAGACAGAGCTGGCGAGTGCCGACTACAACCTTCTGATGCCTCTGATGAAAGGTGAATTAACGGACTTTTCAGGTTTTAAAATTCACATGATTGAGAGCCGTGATGAAGGTGGGTTGTCTGTAGGGTCAAATATCCGTAAAAACTTTGCGTTTCACCAAGACGCTGTAGGGCTTGCGGTTGGTATTGACATGCGGACAGAGGTCAATTACATACCGGAAAAAACGTCAACACTAGTCAACGCTATCTTTAGCGCAGGCTCTGTGGTGATTGATGACAACGGTGTGTATGAGGTTTTGACCTACGAGGCCTAGTCAATGGCAGGTGGCTAATTTGTCACCTACCTTTTTTAAACCAAGGTTATATAAGGAGACTGAAAATGACCTTTGCTATTGCTAACTTTGCCCCTGTAGGCCAAACGTCAAAACCGTTAACCGGTGTTGGCACCACAACCATCAAGGGCGCTCCATCTATCTGGTCATATGCCACGGCAGATGCGGTGAATACCGTGACAGCAGCCAACTACTTTGCTGGTGCGATTCGTCACTTAAACCGAGGAGACCTTATTTACGCTCTGTGCGTAGCAGGGTCTGGCGGCACACCAGTTGCAAAACTTGTTTATGTCACAAGCATTGACAAGGCTGCCGGTACGGTTGACGTGACAGACGGTAACACCATTGCTGCAACAGACACTTACTAAGTCTGCTGTAGTGCTAAGCTTTCAAGAGGGGCGGGCGCGTTATGCCCCGCCCTTCTTTTCATTAAGGGATGCTTATGTTTGAGACTTTTAATGCTGGCTTTAATGCCATTGACATACCGCCGGACGCCCTTGAATTTGGCGACCCTGATCCCCCTGCTGAGAAGCGTGCGGGGGCTTGTCTCATTGTGGGGACTCACCCATGCTGGTCTGATGACGTTGACGCAGCACTGGCACAATACCCAGATGCCGCCATATGCGGCGTAAATGAGGCAGGCAGGCTTTTACCCTGTGAGCACCTGGCAACTTGTCACGGTGATAAAATTGAGAGTTTTGTGGCAATGCACAAAAAAACATGGCCGCAATATGATGTGCCCTTACTACATTTCCGTGACAATGACATAAAGCCAGATCAGATAAAATACCACCACCACGTCTGGCCTGTACGCACCATGGCAGGTTCCGCGCCTTTTGCGGCTGCGGCTATGGTCATGCTTGGCTATGAAATTGTTATTTTTTGCGGCTGCCCGATGACTGGCGGCGGCGGGTATGCCTTTGAGGACACCCACAAAACAACACGCAACGACCCGCGTATTGGTTTTGAAAACGAACAGCACCGCATGGTTAAGAGCTGGCACCGCTGTATGCGTCTTTTTCAAGAGCAGTTTCCTGAAATGGCTGGCAGGATTCGCTCAATGTCTGGTACAACCCAGCTGATTTTTGGAGGCCTTGATGGTTAGCTCAGATATTGATATTGCCGCCCAAGCGCTGGGCTTGCTGCGTGCCAGCACAATCAGCAGTTTTGATGATGGCAGCAATGAGGCAGAAATTGCCGACCTGTATTATGGCGATTTTGCGCAGGATATTTTGACCCGTTACCCGTGGTCGTTTGCCACAAAGAAGCGTCTGCTTAACCAGACCACAGCCCCTGCCAATGAGTGGCGGTATGCTCACATTGTGCCGGCTGAGGCTCTGCGTATATGGGCTCTCTTCCCTAATAGCGCGGTTGGCGTAAATCCGATCAATAATTATGATATACAGGCCCCTTCTGGCCCGCGGCGCATATTCAGCAATAACAATGTGATTTACGGGGAATATACCGTTTACACTGACGAATCTAACTGGCCTGGTTATTTCACGCATTTTGCCATACATGCTTTTGCCGCCCTGATTGCCCTGCCTGTGACGGATGATGACGCGCTTGCCCAGCAAATGCACCGTCTTGCATGGGGCACACCAGAACAGGCTGAAAAGGGCGGTAAATTCTCTGTTGCGGCCGGCATTGACGCCCAGCAAAAACCGCCTGAGGTTATTGTTGACAGCCCACTGATAGGAGCTAGGTTTTCATAATGGCCGTAAATTACACACAAGACTATTTTGACCTGCAGCACGCGCTGGACGTGATATGGGGCACATATGAAGATAAAGTCAGCGTTGAGCAGAAAGAAAAAGACCTTCTCAAGTTTGGCACTCACAGCGCCGTTGGCACTAGCTGGGAAACTATGGCTGAAATGCAGGATTCTGAAACAGAAGAGACTTTTGTGACAGATAATGACGTTACCTATGTGGTCAGCACAGCAGAAGCTGACGCAGGAAAAACACTCAATCTTGAGTATCATATACGCAATGCAGACGGCACAACAACCTTTGGCGTGCAGCCTGTAACGCTTGACGCAACAGATGGGCGCACGCCTGTGGCGCTCGCCACGCCCGCTTACCGCACAAACCGCGCATACAATACAGGCAACACATTGTTGACTGGCGCTATAGCTTTTTATGAAGGCGGGGCAGTAACAGCCGGCAAGCCCAATAACGATGACCAAGTGCACCTGCTAATACCAGCTGGTGAGCAACAAACACAGAAAGCAGCGACCACAATCTCTGCGCAAGATTACTGGATTATAACAAATATTTCACTGTCAGTGCTTTCAAAAACGTCTGCATATGCAGAGGCGCGTCTTGAAGTTAAGCCGGTAGCCAGTGCAGTATGGCGGCCCGCAACACAAAACATTGCCTGTAAAGACAGCTCTGGCACCGTTCAAATTAAAAAGAAGCCCTTTATCATTGTGCCAGCAAACTATC